CCTGTGCAAGAGGCCGAGGAGCAACCACATATATAGGAGGAATAGGATAGTCGCCAGCAGATACGCCTGCCTTTCTTTTAGGAGCCGCTCCTCCTCTTTGCGTTGCCATGACTCATCATCCCGCTTCTTCCTTGCCCTGTCCTGCTCTATCTTGATGACATCCCGCATATCAAACACCTTGGAATACAAAGCTCCCATCTCTTTCGGAGCGCCGTATACCATTGCCTCTCTTATCTCCGTCTCCAACAGCGCCATTTGGTCTTGAGCCATTACCCGCTTCAGGGCGGCTTCCATTAGGTTAGCGTCAGGGTCGTAGACAGTTTTGCTCTTCTCTTCCTCTTCCCTTATGTGTTCAGCAAGCTGTTCTTGCAACTTGAAAAACTGAGAAAGCTGAGTAACGATGTCAGCCATGACTTGGGTTTCGTTGACGGCAACGTAGGCTTCTTTCTTTTTCGCCACAGGCTTGGGGCTTGAGGCGGGCGGTGTCCCAAAGAGCTTTGCCCAGAATCCTCTGACTGCTTTGACATCTGAAGTAACTTCATCAACAGTCTTTTTGATCTCCATGAAAGACGTTTTAGCGTCTTTATAGAGTTTGCACCCCTGCTTGATGGCGGCAACGCAAGCGTTAGCTGCAAAAAGGATGCTGAGGGGGTCCACATCTCAATAAGTCCAACGAGCTTTAAGCTGTGGTGGCTCAACCATTTTGGCAATCTCTTCTGCGTAATACTGCATACCAAACTTGCCATCAACCCGCACATCGTGATTTTCTGGGGGTACAAATAGTTTGTTGGTGTCCTCAAACCGACCCGCTTTGATGCGATCCACCCACACAATAAAGTGGGCGCCAAAGGCTTCCCGTGTTTCAGGTGTAGGGCAAACAAAGTCAGCGATCACATGAGCGCCGTATCTGGAAGCAATGTCGCACATCACACCCATACGCCTTGCGTGTTCTAGCCTATCAGCCACGCTAAAACCCAGATCCTTATTGATCTCCTTACGCACTTCGTCGGCATTGAAGTGGACGCAGGAAAGCTCCCTTGCCAAGGCTGTAGCAAGAGTGGTTTTACCTGCGCCGGGCAAGCCCATGATTAGAATTTTCATTTGACTTTATACAGTTGTTTAACCGCAAAGTCTGGTGCTGGTTTGCGCCAAAAGTCTTTACCAGCGTACTTTTCCCACACTGACTTAGGTAGGATGGATGGGCGCTCTTGCCAAGTGACTTCCTTGCGTACTGTGTGTAGACTCTTCATGTTCAAGGCTTTGTCATACGTCTCGTTCTCGTACTCAACATTCTTGAAATCGTGGTCAAAGTAGGGCTTGTTGATAAAGCCATACAACTCCCGCATGACGCTCTCAGGTTGCTTGCAAAGCATCTCGTACTCCACCAACATAATCATGTCAGGGTTTAACAACAAGCCTTCTTCTAAAAAGTAGTAGGGCTTGACTACCTGACCCTCTTTCTTTACATCCATCAGGGCATCGCACCTTGTGGTGACTGTCTGCCTAGCTTCATCATCTGTGAGGGTTGCGCCGTACAGAGAGTTTTTGGCTGAAATGCGCTCAAAGCTGTCCAATATCCAAGGCAAGTCACGCACACAGCAAATGATCTTAGTTTGCGGATACAGGTCTTTGAGGAGTGATGTCTTGGCAGTCCAGCCCCTGCTGGTGTCAAACACTGTGTTTGGCGTGACTGCTTTGTAGTAAGCCTCAAATACGTCTTTTAGTATCTGCTTACGTCTGTCTTCATCTACTAGGTGGTTGCTCTCACTGCCAGTAATGACATTGATGGTTGATGTAACCAAGCCTTGTACGGGTGAGGAGATGTCTGCGTAAAACTCTGGGTTCTGACGCAAGATAGCCGAGAGCAAGGTAGAGCCTGACCTTGGTAACCCACTGATGAAGAAAAACTCTTTCATACTGCTGGAGTCTGTGGAATCCAATTGACCGTAGCTTCGTCCCATTGGTAGCGTACATTGCCACCATTCATTACTGCATCAGCGGGTCTTGCTACAGGTGCAGCCCAAGTCATTGTGTCAAGGTAGCCAATCCAAGATGGGTAAGGTCTACGGGCTTCATGTTCTGCAACTTTAGCGGCATTAAATTCTGCTTCAGTCAAGACTTGTAGAACACCAGCAATAGTAGTGTCAGCATCGTCATCACAAGTGCCGTAATATCTTGGCGCTCTCAAATATGTGCCTGTTGCGTCTGTGGGTACAGGCCATGTAGAACTGTCGTGCCATATGTGCGTATAGCCCTTGACAGCAGGCATTGATGGGCCTGTGCGTTGTGGCTCTGATGTGCAGACTATTTTGGTTACTGCGTCTACTTCTGTTATGCAAATGTACATTGTGATGCTCCTTGAAAATTAAACTGCAACTCTGCGGACTGCGCGGACAAAATAATAATAAGTTTTATTTCTTACTCTTTGAAAACCGTCATAAAAACGCTGATGATAAACAAAACGTATATCTGAAGAATCACTTGTACTACTCCAATAAAATCCCGCACCACCTGAATTAAAAGTTTGCGCCCCTGTGCTTTGAAAATCTGCGGCAGATGTTCGCGCAGGATCGCCAGAAGTGTAATTACTCGCCCTTGCGGGCACAGCGTTTGCGTTTATTCCTGAACTTGTATTATTTGCGCGTGTTGTTGGCTTTAAATTGTAGTAACACACTTCAAGCTCGTTTTTGGCTGGCATGTACCAATCAGTAAAACCTCCAATTGTTAGCCCCTCGCAAAACTGTGCAGCGGGGAAAGTAGCACTGTTCATGAGTGCGCTATTGGCTGGGCCATTAATAACAGAATATGTTCCTGCTGTGACTGTGGCAGTAGTTTTTGATTGCACACTTGCGTTTTGCGCTGATGCTACCGGCCCAATAACTAAGTTGTAGTCAGCGATGCTATTTCCTGCTGTTGAGATTTGACCCGCAAAGAACCCGCCTCCAAAGGCTTCACCAATTGCAGGAAGTGTAGTTATTGAATTACTTGCCGCACTTGCCGCACTTGTACCAACAGCATTGGTTGCTGTAACAGTGAACGTATAACTTGTACTCCCAGTTAACCCTGTAACAGATATAGTGCCGGAACCTGCTTGACTTAATGTGCCTGTGCCGCCAGAAGGAGATGATGTGGCCGTATAAGATGTAATAGCAGTGCCGCCGTTACTTGCTGGGGCTGTGAATGCCACCGTTGCTGTAGTTGAGCCTGTTGTGGTTGCAGTGCCAATTGTTGGCGCACCGGGGACAGTAAATGAAGGCCACAGCCCCTGCTTCTTTAAATTCATTGCTTGGTCAAGCGTCCACACGCCTTTAGCCACCAAAGCTGTTGGCGCTACTGGGGATTTGGTGATGAAACCGCCGGGATATTTTTGACTCATGGCTGTTCCTTAAACTGCGACTCTACGGACTGCACGGACACGCCTTGAAACTGTCTTAAAGTTAGCGTCTTGATCTCCGTTGTTATAAATAGCTTGGCCTCTACCGTATGCATTAGCCAATTGAGTACTACACCAATATTGGCTACTAGCAGTTGTTGCAAAGGCTTCTGAACCACCAGATTGAAAAATTACGGCTGTTGTTTGGGCAGGATTTCCAGCAGTGTAATTACTTGGTCTAGAGGGAACGGCATTAAGGTTTGTGCCTGAACCTGTAGTATTTGCATCTGTTGTTGGTTTAAGGTTGTAATAGCAAATTTCCAACTCATTCATAGCTGGCATATACCAGTCAGAAAAACCACCAATAGTCAAACCTTCACAGAACTGTGCGCATGGATATGTAGCACTGTTCATTGTTGCGCTGTTGGCGGGGCCATCTATTACTGAAGTAGGGTCAGGGCCAGTATTTGAAGTCTTCCACTGTAAATTGCTTTGTGCTGAAGCCACAGGGCCAACCACTAGGTTGTAGTCAGCAATCCCGTTTCCTGCGGTAGAGATTTGACCCGCAAAGAAACCGCCACCAAAGGCTGAACCAACAACAGGAACAACAGCAGGCCAAATATTTTGACCCTTAGCTTGCATCTGCTGAGTAGTTGTCCACATTCCAGAAAAATTAGGCATATGTTTCCTTAGACTGCGACACGGCGGATGGCTCGGACATAGGTAGAATAGTTTTTAGTGGTGTTGCTCTGAAAGCCGTAACCAAAGCTCTGTAGCCATGCGGCCGTTGCAGAACCCTCAGTGCTAGACCAATAAAAGAACGCTGCAAAGTCTTCTGCGCCTGTAGACCTAAAATCTGTAGCTGACGTTTGCGCTGGTGTTCCAGTAGTGTAGTTACTGGCTCTTGCAGGTACTGCATTTGCATTTATGCCAGATAATGTGTAATTTACTGTTGTAGTGGGTTTTAAGTTGTAGTAGCAGACTTCTAACTCGTTTTTTGCTGGCATATACCAATCACTGAAACCACCAATAACTAAATCATTGCAAAAGTGTCCTGCTGGGTAAACCGTTGAATTACCATCAGCAACAATATCTACTGTATTTTGAGGCCCGTCTATATCACTATCAGCACCAGCAGTAGCTGTGTTTGCATTTTTATATACCTTACTAGAACTTTGTGCAGACGCTACTGGGCCAACCACAAGATTATGCGTAGCTACACCAGAAACACCTATCTGCCCCGCAAAGAAGCCACCGCCAAAAGCATCACCAACAGCTATAGGACTTGCGCTATTACTTGCTGCACTCAAAGGGCTTGGGCCATAGGCGTTTGTAGCAAAGACTTTGAATGTGTACGCAGTAGACGCTAACCCTGTCACTGATATTGGGGAACTTGCCCCAGATGCACTTGTTGTAGAACTGTCTGAGGTCTTGATTGCCTGAACTGTAAACCCCGTAATAGCCCCACCACCCACATTAGCGGGTGCGGTGAAAGTCACAGAAGCTGAGTTAATTCCAGCCGTAGCCGTACCAATCGTAGGTGCGTCAGGAACCAGCAACGGGTTGTACCCCGGCAAAATAATACCAGCTTGATAGCGCATCGACATAAGAAATCCTTATGTAATTTCTTCAAAGCTGATTGTCGCAACCAAGTCACTTGCCGTGCCAGCAGTCGCGCCAATAGACTGGTTCTCCAGCAAATAGAACGAGGTGGTCTTGTCGGTCACGATCAGTGAAGCGTCTGCTGGAACAGAGATAGTCGAGGCAATAGGTAATGGTGATCCACCTAGCGCAGCAGCAGAAAAGATGCTTACTGTGATGTCAGCCGCCGATGTTCCATCTACGTTGGCAATCAAAATTGAATTGATCTTGAAGACCTTGCCACTTGATGCAGCGTTAGACGCTAGTTGAGTGGCGCTTGTGCCTACAGCAATAGAAAGCGAGTTGCCAATGATGCTTGTGACGTTGACTATGTTTGGGTTTGCCATGAGAACTCCTTCAGATAGAGAATATTAAATCAAAAGCGATAGATTTACCAGCAGTAATACCTGAACTGGCAGCGGCGGCAATTGTTTGGTTAGGCCATGTACCTGTGATGGTAACGTTTGATCCTTGAACCAAACTTGGAGTGGCTGTACCCGAACCGCCATTTACTACTGGAAGAACTCCAGATACGTCCGTGGTCAACACCACCGGGTTACTGACAATCTTTACAAAGTCAGAACCGTTCCACGCTACCAATGCACGGGCGCCAGAGGGGATAGTGACACCAGCCGTTGGGCCAGAGCCGCGAACAACAATAGACCCAGTACCTGCGTTAATTACAACATAAGCTTTGCTCTGGGCAGGAGCTGTAATATTGCGTGTTGTAGCACCGTTACTAGCTGTCCACAAAATGACTGCATTACGCGCCTGATTGTCCGCGCCGTTAGTTGTCGTGAGCGTTACATCCGCATTGGCTGAAAGCGTGACCGTACCGGCTACCGCATCATCGAGCAAGTCGGTAATTGCAGTGTTGACCGTTGCGCCCCAAGTACCTTGCAAGTCACCTGTGGTCGGAAGAGCCAAGCCAAGGAGAGGGGTAAAGTTTGTTACTGCCATTTTTTATCCTTATAGTCCATTCAGGATGCTGATTGCCTGTACGTAGGCTTTACTGGCAGCGGTAGAAGTCTGGTATGTAGGGGCTACACCTGTACCATTAGAAGTTAGCAATTGACCTGACGTTCCCACATTAGTAGAAGCCACGGCAAATCCTGCTGGGTAGGTAACAAACACGTCTTTTGTGCCAGCAGAAAAGTTTAACTCTGATGGCTGTGTGGCTGAACTATTGGACAAAACAGTTGTACGCGCCAGCGTCGTACCAGATGTTGAATACGTGCCAATACCCACTTCCCATTCATTTCCTGTTTGGCTTGCAATCGTATAGAAGGTTGTGTTTCCGTTACCAACTACAGCAAACGATTGAAAACCTGTAGCCGCGCCCGCAAGCGTGATGGTCCCCGTACCAGCCGTGGTAGTGGTTTCTTTTACGCGATCTGCTAATACAAGTGCCATGGTATTTCCTTACACCGTCATTGCAACATTTTGCCAGTTTGGCGTCCCGTTGTCATCTATTGTTGTCCAATAAAAATAATCCGCTGTGCCAACCTGACCTCTAGCTTGTACCCCGGTTATTGCAACCGTTCGACTTGACCCCACTGACCCCACACTGCCATTAGCCACCACACCATCTTCAGTTGGGTTGTTGGTCTCAGTGACATTACCCACATCGCCAGCGGCTTGAACACCAGTCAGGACAACAAAAAATTCTACCGATGAAATAGTTCCAACCGCGCCCGCAGCCTGTGCACCCTGAATACCAGCTTCAATCCCAAGCACCCCAATTGAACCCGGCTGACCAGCGGCCTGCGCACCATTAAGCCCAACCTCACTGCTTTCTGTAACATTTCCAACCGCGCCAGAAGCCTCAACTCCTGTAATCGCTACCGCTACAACTGGTGCATATACAACTGTTCCTACCGCGCCAGATGCCTGAACGCCGGTAAGGGCAACAACTACCGTAACCCCCGCAAGCGAGGCAAACGGTGCTTCAGCGAATGCGGAGATTCCAAACATGGCTACTCTAGCGGGTTACCCCGCCAGTCCTATTAGGTTGTAGCCAAGCGAATCAAAGCAGTCGAAGTTGTATTCGCTGGCATCGTCAACGTGAACGTACCAGCCGTGATTGTTTGCGATCCAAAGGTGTGAACGCTAATTGCCTTGTTTGATTGCGTAAAATTGTAAATCAGCACTGCGTCAAACGCTGTAGCTAAAGTCACTGTGGTGTATGTAATTGAAGCTGACGGAGTAAAAAACGCCACGCCCGCAGTTGCTGAAGCGTTAGTCGAAGTTGGAGCCGTAGCATTTGTTACCACCACGCCACCAGCGGTATAGCCAGTACCCGACACTTCATTAGAAGCGCTGTATGCTGTAGTGCTTGCGTTTACCGTAGCAGTTGTTAGATACAAAGCCGCTTTAAGCGTATCTGTAGTTGGTGCAGTCAAACTGGTTCGCGAAACAAGCGTTGCGGTGCCAAGCTGATGCTCACCCACCATAAGCTGTTGCATAAACGAGGTGCACATTGATTGTGTATTTGCCATTTGAGGCTCCTTTTAAAAATTAACCAAAAGATGCGGCTTCGATTTTCAGCCCCACAGATTTTTTCAATTGAACATGTGCTGAGCGGTGCACAAGTTCACCATCCAACCAATACTCGACCCAAGTGGTGTACTCGTTGTCATTATCAACGAAACCCTCTTTTTTCTCAAGCAGGGCCTCGTCCATTTCACCTTTTGTTGTGTTTACAAGTGCCATGTTTTCTCCTAGACAAGTCGAATAAGTGCGGATGTGCTAGTGTCAGCAGGCATCGTTACAGTGAAAGTGCTGGTTGATATTTTATCGTTACCAAAGTCCAAAACACAAACAGCGCCGTTTGCCCCAGCTTTATAGATCAAAGCCCCACGAGCAGTGATTGCGCCCGTCCAAGCTGCGCTTGCAAAATTGACGTAGATGGTGCTGCCGGTTGTGCTAAGAGCCGTGCTGACCGTGGCTGCTACTACCAACCCACCAGCCGCATAGTTGCCGCCAGAAGCCTCGCCGTCAGTGGTGTACGCCGTTGTCAGTTGGTTCAATGTAGCCAAGTTTGTGTACAGCGCCAAACGAAACGTATCCGTTGCAAAGTTCAGCGTCCCGTTGATCAGCCCAGTGCGCAACGTATTGCAGGAGAAGTTTCCCGTAAATGCCATCAGGTCACCGCCTGTCTATACTGACCAGAACGATACGCATCCTGACGCTCCATACCATCGCCAAGACGTTTAGCTTGTGAAAGAGCTTCTTTGTACTTGCCATCGTAAACAGCAAGTAAGTCTGTCTCACCCTTCATGTAAGTGTACGCCTCAACCAGTGCGCCATATAAGAGCACCGTATCAAAGTTATCGCCCAGCCATGAAGTGCCATTTGCGTTATCCACTGTAGCTACAGAAACAGA